CGTTGTCAAAACATTGTAAAACCAGAATTTTTTAACTTAAAGTATAGAAAAGCAGTAGAACTTTTCATTAGTCACAGCACTAATCACAATGCTATTCCTACACCAGAACAAGTAAGTGCCGCGGCTGGTGTGACTTTAGAAACTATTCCTAATGTAACAGTAGATCATCACAACTGGTTTATGAATGAGTTTGAAACTTTTTGTAGACACAAAGCATTAGAAAAAGCAATCATCGAAAGTACTGATTTGTTAGAGAAACAAGACTATGGTACTGTGGAAAATAAAATTAAAGATGCAAGCCAAGTGGGACTTGTAAAAGATCTCGGACTAGATTATTTTGAAAATCCTAAGGAAAGATTACAATGGATAAAAGACCAAGCAGGGGCAATAAGCACAGGGTGGAAAGCGATAGATCACAAACTTTACGGTGGGCTGAACAGAGGCGAAATCACAATCTTCGCAGGGGGATCAGGCGCAGGTAAAAGTTTATTCTTGCAGAATTTTGGCGTGAATTGGGTACTTGCTGGTATGAATGTTGTTTATGTTAGTTTAGAACTTAGTGAACAACTTATCAGTATGCGTCTCGATGCAATGGTAAGTGGCTTTGGCACAAAAGAAATTATGCGTAATATGGATGATGTGGACTTAAAAGTCCGTATGAAAGCCAAAGGTGCTGGTAAACTGAGAGTAAAACAAATGCCTAATGGTATAAATGCTAATGATTTGCGTGTATTCTTAAGAGAATATGAAATACAAAGTGGTGAAAAAATAGATTGTTTACTTGTTGACTACTTAGATTTGATGATGCCTATCAGTAACAAGGTTAGCGGTAGTGATTTATTTATTAAAGACAAATATGTTTCAGAAGAATTGCGTAACTTGGCAGTCGAAAGAGACTTATTGTTAGTTACAGCATCGCAGTTAAACAGAGGTGCAGTAGAAGAAGTAGAATTTGACCACCATCATATTGCAGGTGGTATTAGTAAAATACAAACAGCAGACAATGTTGTTGGTATTTTCACAAGTAATGCTATGAGAGAACGTGGCAGATATCAAATACAGTTTATGAAAACACGTTCTAGTAGTGGTGTCGGTACAAAAGTTGACTTAAAATTTAATCCAGATACTTTGCGTATTGAAGATTTGGAAGAAGGCGACGAAGATGCAATGACTTTGACAACTGGCAGTCTTGTAGATCAATTAAAACGTAGTGATAGTATAAAAACAGAGGATCCTGAAGCAACAGACACTATATCACAAGCAATGAACATGCGTGAGTTCTTGAAAAAGAATGACTTGTAGTGATAAATAGTATTAGAAACGGAGAACTCGTGCGTAAAACAAGAAGTATATTAGAAGAGCTCAATCAAATCTCGATAGATAGAGATAGAGACCACGTAGTTGAAAACAGGGGCGACCATGTAATCAACAGTGCAATCCATTTGGTTGAACAAATCGAAACATACTATGACGAAAAAACTGCTAAAGATCTTACAAACAGATTGATTAACAGTATTAAAGCAAAAGATCCAGTAAAGTTCTCCAGAGGAATCAAAAAAGTTATTAAAGAATCCCAAAGAGAGCAAGATGAAAATCAACGAGATAGTTAATTTAGACGAAGCACCAGGTGATCAAGCCGGCCGTAGAATCGGAAATGCATTTGGAACCTTAGCAAAAGGTGTAGGTGCAGTTGCCGGTGGTATTGCAGGCGCAGGTCGAGCCGCTAAAAAAGGATTCCAACAAGGTAGAGACGTTGTAGGACAAGGCGGTGATGCACCATTAGACGCACCAGAATTAGAAAAAGGTGCAAAAGCAACAGGTAGTGACGGTGATACTTACACTTGGCAAGGCGCTCAATGGACAAATGACGAAACTGGTAGAGTTGCTACAAAAGATGTAGCGGCTGATCTTAATCGTCCTAATACTTCTAGCAATACATCAGGTGGAAGTACTAGCGGAACAGCACCAACAGGTAGTGACGCAGGTGGAGAAGCACCAAGCGGTCCAAAAGATGGTATGAAAGCCACATACGGCGATGGCAAAGACAAAAGCAATTGGACTTACAATGCTGGAACAGGCCAATGGACTGATGATAAAACTGGTGAAGTAGCAAAAGGCAAATTATCTCAAGACTTATTTAAATCACAAGGATTGAATCCAGACGGATCACCTGCAAAGAAAAGTATTAAGCAGAGAGTAGGTGATTACTTTAGTGGTAAATCAGGTGGACTTGCACAGGCAACTAGAAAAGATCCTAATTCAAGTATAGGTAGAAAGATTGCCGGTGTAGCAGGTGCAGGTATTGCCAAAGCATTAGGCGGACCAGAACCAACAGCACAAGGTTCACAATATACAGAATTACCAAAAGAGATCAAAGCACAAATTGATAACTTAACAAAATCAGAAAAGAATTACTTAATGGACAAACTTGGCCAAATAGACACTTCTAAAAGAGGTGAGGACAACGTACAACTAGTTAGAGGAGGTGGCAAATAATGAGACTATACGAATTTATTCAGCAAGAAGCCTCTGTAAATGAAGTTTATAAATTTAAACCTAATCAACCAGTTGTATTTGTCGGCAAAGACGGTGAAGCAACCACTGGAAAAGTTATAGGCCCTGATCCTGCAGGTGATGAGGGTCATGTTGAAGTTCAAGGTGATGCAAGAGGTCAAAAATTTAGAATTAGCAGAGACAAACTGCTAGATCCAAAAACACAAAAACCTTTTGTAGATACAAATGCACCACAAAGTGGACAAGAAGCACCAGTTGATGCTAACAACGATGGCAAAGATGATACAACAGGTAAAAAAATATCAGGTGATCTTAGCACCAGTGTAGCAGATCCTAAGCAAGTACAAGTACCAGATAGTGTAAAACAAGGACAGAATCCAAAGAAAGATGGACCAATTGCTCAAGATAGAAAGCAAGGTACTAACGCAGGCCTTAGAAAAAAAGTAGGAAACTTAACTTACCTATGGCACGGATTCCAATGGGTAGTTGACAATCCAGGTGCACCTAACAACGGACAGGTTGCAGACAAAGGTGCCGCAAAACAATTAGGTATGCCACACGTAGATGAATTAATTTTAGACATTAACAATGCCAACGTAGCACATTTGGCCGCAGGTTATATACTAGGTGCCGAAAGAGCATTAGATACTTCCGATATGAGAAGTTCTGCTAAAGGTACTAGATACGATAACCAAAAAGGTAAAACAGCATTAGATACTACTAAGCCAAATTATGCTATCAATCAAGATACAAATGCAGAGTTAAACGCACCAAGAAGTGATGATCCTAAGTTCCAGAATGCACCTAGAGATCAGTATTAGTCATGAAGTTTGTAGAGATTTCAAAACCTCTAGTAACACAAATTCTTTCAGAGAGTTTAATACTAGAAGCAGAGGGTAAGAATACTCACTTAGAACATCTCGAAGACAATATTTTCAATAAAGGTTATGCGGGTGCAAAAGAATCTATAAACTATTTGTACAGTTTACATCAAATGCTGGAAGGCAACAGCAAAGAAAAATTTAATATTACTACAAAATGGGACGGCAAACCTGCAATTATTTGCGGTCGCGATCCACAGTCAGGTAAATTCTTTGTAGGTACTAAAGGAGTATTTGCACAAAAGCCAAAATTAAATTTTACCCCCAAAGATATTTTAGAAAATCATGGTCCAGGTGAACTTGCAGACAAATTGACAATAGCATTAAATTTATTAAGTAAGTTAAATTGGAATACCGTTGCACAAGGAGACATGCTGTGGGCAGGAAAAGACGAGTTCAAAGAAACAGAAATAGACGGAGAATCATACATTACTTTCAAGCCAAATACAATCGTATATGCAGTTCCAAGCAACAGTGATCTAGCAAAACAAATTACATCAAAGCAGTTTGGTATTGTATTCCACACAGAATATAAAGGCGGACAAACATTAGCAGATACAAAAGCAACATTTGGTTTTGACAGTAGTGTCCTGGGAGAAGCAACTGGTGTTTGGCACACTGATGCTAATATTAAAGATTTAAGTGGTACAGTTACACTTACTGCTGATGAAAGTGCAGAATTGCTTAAAGCAATTAAACAAGCAGACGCATATCTAAAAAATATAGATCAAGATACATTTAACTTTTTAGACAAAGGTGCAGAAGTTATAGGTGAAAAAGTATTTTTACAACAACTAAAGGCTCATGTTAATGCTAATATAAAAAATGCAGGTGAGTTTGAACAGAATCCAACTGTGTTTGCACAAAGTTTTGTACAAAAATATATTACATATATGGAAAAAGAGATAGACAAAGTTAAAACACAAAAAACCATAGATGCTAAAACAGATTTAATGGTACAAGGTGTTAAATTTATCAAAGAACATGTACCTCAAATTGTTGCTGTTTACGATTTATATTTAAAGTTGATAGAAGCAAAATTAGTTTTCTTAAATAAACTAAAAGCACTTCAACAAATTCCAACATTTGTAGAGAAGGATGGAGGATACGAGGTTACACAAGAAGAAGGTTTTGTTGCAGTAGATAGAATGGGTAACGCAATTAAATTAGTTGACAGGTTAGATTTTAGTAAAAATAACTTTGCATTAGGTCACGGAGCAACAAAGTAATGGACCTACAACTTATAAATGAAGATTTATGCGAGTCAAGACTGTACAGAACTACTCAACAGTTTAAATTTATTACCGGTAGAGAAATTGCTAATCTTACATATCTTAATACATTATTAATTTACTTAATGCTACAAGATGATAAGCAACATGCATACGCAAAGCAGTATGCAAAGCAAACAGCACAATATAGTGGTTACACTCTGTTTAGGACACATGCAACAGATTTGTATATGTTATGTTATGCTATTAATGATCCAGATACAAAACACTTAAGATTTGAACAACATGGCGAATCAAAAAGATTTTTAAAAAGTTTACAGTTTGTTCCACGTAGACATCAGAGATTTATTCGCAAGTTGTCACTTGCCGATGACACTAAAAACGAAGCAGTATCATACTTTTTAACATTAGAAAGACAATTAAAAATTACAGATGGTAGATATCTACGTTGGAGAAGATTTGTAACCGATTGGGGTAACTTAAAATTTATTAGTAGGCAGAATGTAATTGCAACTATCAGTCAAGAAATAAGACGTGTTGCAAGAGGTAGTGAATTATTGAAGCCTTTACAAACAATGCTGAAGTATAGAAACTATAGGCCGCACCCAGAGTACAAAGCACCAAGAACAAGTTTTACAAAACGTGCCGTTGGTGCAACCGCTGGAGCAGTTGCAGGTAGATATGCAGGTAAAAAAATTGCACAAAGACTAGGTAAAGATGTAGATAAATATAAAAAAGTAGGAACAGGCATTGGTGCTGTAGCAGGTTATTGGGCATCAGGCAGGAAAAAACAAACATGAAAATCTTTGAAATAGTACAAGAAGCACCAGACAGCGATCAAGGGGGACCATTAGATGCTGGCCGCATTCGCCAGTTGTATAAGGGTAAACTTGGAGATTTTATTGTAAATGCTTATAATCAACCTAAGGTGCGTTCTTGGAGTGATGCAATTGATTTAGGTACTGCTGACTACCAAGAATGGTTAGCAAATCAAGAACAAAGAGAAATCAATAGAAATAAAAAAGAATTAGAAAAAGAAAGATTAAAAAGAAAAGCAGGTGACCAAGAAAAAAGAGGCAGAGGTGAGTACACTCATTACAGAGATGGTACAGCCAGAGCCGCAGAACCTAAATCTGCTTCTACACAAAAAAGTTACGACATAGATTCTGACGATGCAATTGGCTCTACTGTCAGCAGTATTAAAAAGAAAATAGGCAAAGCACTTAAAAAATCTATACCAGGTGCACAAGAAATAGATACAGCAAAAGATCTAGCAATAGGCGGATTTAAACGAGGTTTTAATTTAGCCAAATCAGTACCTTCACTCAAAAAAAATCGTTAATATTAGATAAATAAATGCATAGAACGTACTAACGTTCGTACATATTAGGAGAATTATAATGGCACAAGCAGATAGAAGAGCGGCCGCTAGTGGTGAGTTCATTGGTAAAGATGTATTCCTTAAGAGTTTTACTCAGCAATCAGGTAACATCAGCCAAGCAGAATTTAACGCATTAGTTAGCAATGTTCAAAATTTAAACTTGTCAGTACTTAAGATTGGTGACTTTACAGCAGACAGTCAAGCAGTTGTAAACATGATTGTTGAAGGTGCAGACAACTTAGCAAACGGTGACATTGACGGTCACGTTATTGCAGACGTAAGTTTCTAAGTTAAACTTAATTTAAAAAATCCTCACTGTGTGGGGATTTTTTTTGACTAAAAAAGATAAATAAGTGTAACAGGGTAATTTATACCCGATACATATTAGGAGAAATATAATGGCACAAGCAAATCCAAACGCGGCAGTAAGAGCGGCAAATGGCTTCGTAGGCACAACTCACATTCTAGAAGTTGATG